GCCAAAGATCATAATCAACAGCTAATACTGATGTTAATAAATTTCCTGTAGCAGTATTAAATTCTGATGGAGGTTTAACATACAGATCTGCGAATGATCCATTTACAGTTACAGAAGTTAATTCTGGCATAGTTTCATTAAAGTTCATATCTTTAATTTGATTATCTTTTATCACATATCTTTTACCTGAACCAATTCCAAGATCATCAAATTCCTCATCTTCTATCATTGATTTCAAGATTGGAGGAACATTTTGTGATATAAATAAATTATCAAATAAATTACTCTTATCAAGTTTTTTGTTTTTTAAGCTATTAAAATTATTTTTAACATTTTTAACTAATATTTGTCTTTCAGAAATTTTATCGCCTATATTTTTTATTATTTCATAATAATTATCTGGAGTAACTTTCTTATCTCCAATCAAAGCGCTGGAAGTTATCCCAAATCTATTTAATATTTCCATTAAAGAATCTATTCTATCAGATCTATTAGAGTCTTGGCTTAGATAATCAAAATTATTATTGTCATTTGTCGGAACATATTTAACTTTACCTCCACTTGTATCTTTTGTAACAGATAGAAAACTAGTTAGTGCATTTATTTGAGAGACTGTATCAAACACATTTGTTAAATTAGCTTGAGAATTTATATTATTAAATACTTGTTGATCGAAAAAATCTGGGTTATCAAGATCATTAACCAACACACTACTTGTTAACCAAAACTTTCCAGAATTTTCATCTGTCAAAAATGAAAAATTGGAATTACCTAATCCATCTATACTACCTTTAACAAAAGATTTAATATCTGCGTCTGTAATTTTTCCTAGATAAGCACAATACAAACGAATCAAATTTTCATTAATCTCGATATCACTAAATGCAGAATCTAATTGCTTAGTAAACAGTTCTTCCATAAATTTAGGATATAATGTGATATTTTTATCACGCTTTAACCTTAACATATTATAAAAAACACTACTTGGTAATTTATTATATTGTGGAACTCTAACTTGAATATGACCTTGTGTATCAGCAAATACTTCAAAATCTAAAAATCGTGAAAATGTTGTAATTTTATCTTTTACAGTACAATAATCGGAATTAAATAAACTAAATGAATCAACAAATGATTTTTCTACCACTTGTATATCAAGATTTTTGTCATAATTATCATCTACTATAAATAAATTTTTATCTTCATTTGCTTTTACTTGCCATAACAATCTTTGTGTTAAATAATTATTTCTCTTTTTCTGTGTATTTTGTTTGTTTTTTAATGTTGCTGGAGATGCATTTATATCTCCACCTACATCGTTCATAATATCGAAATTATTACCTATGAATGATAAAGGAAGGTTTTTATTATTTCCGCTTTTTCTAATAGTATCTGCTAATGTTACTTGCTGTTTAATTGATTCCTGTATTGAAGCTAATTGAGTATCTATATCATAAATTTGTTTTAATTGTTGAGAAGCTATATCTGTATTTCTCAAAGCTTCATTTGATCCATTTAATATTAATGAATTATCAAGCAAATTTTTACGTTGTTTTGCTAAATCCTTTATCTTACCATTATAAGTGGCTATATTTAATTGACTTTGCAATAATTTTTGATTAGTATCATAATCTACAGCTATTTTTTTAAACGGAATGAAATTTCCGTATATACTATTTCTTTTTTTCAAGTCTCTGCTTAAAGATCTGAAATATGATGTACTTCCTAATGTATCAAATGTTTTAACTGCATTAATATAATTTATATAATTATAAGGTTCACCAGTAACCAATAATGATATTACGTTCATTACGTCTTGACCAGCAAACGGATCATTTGTTATTGATAAATTAGAATCTTTACTAGTATTACTATTATAGTTTAAATTTTTACATGTAGCTATTCCTGATTTCCATTTATAAACGAACGAACTTAATCCATAAGTTAATTTGTTTAAATTATCTCCAAATAATACAGAATCCCCTTCACTAATATTTGCTTCTGTTGGAAATTTTCCTACATGTGGTCCTGCAGCAATTTTTGAAAATGAAGATTTTAATAGTGCTTTATTTTCCGGTATTAAATCTAATTTACCACTTACATCACCATTGACAGTATCAAATTTTAATTCATAAGGAGTTAAAGGGTTTAGTAATTCGCCATTATATACCTCAACTGCTGGCTTCATATTTACTATACCTTTATCAAAATAACTAAAATTATCATCTCCAGTTATACTTACATTATAAAACCCACCATTATAACTTGAAGATGCTGACTTTATAACACCAGATATTGCGTGAGCCCCATTAGTTGTATTAATAAAATTATTACGCATAATCTTCCACAATGTATCATTAAAATCATCTCCAACTACTATAGATTTTTGAATTGCATAATCTTGCGCTTGTGAAAGGTTAGCTATATTTTCAATTATTTTTGAACTTTGGTTTGCAAAATATGTTCCATTTACCTCAGATTGCATTCCAGATAACACTTGTTTGTCTTCTTTTGACTTAGAAGCAAAATAAACATGAAAAACATCCATTGGTTGAATGATTAATTTACCACCACCATGATAAAGTCTTAACTTCTGTCTAATTTCAGAAGTAAACTCATTTAATTGCATAGTTTGATTTTTTAATGTATCTTTTAATCCATATAACTTCAATGTTCCAGAAACAATATCAGAAAATAATGACGCTTCTTTATTATTAAGACCATGTATTCCTGCACCAACCCCATCTTCATTATATTTTGCCAACTCATCTATATTTGTACCATTAGAAAACAAAACACCAGAGTTATTGGTTGTAAATAATATTTCAAAACCCAAATTATCAATTAATGCAGTAAGTTTTTTATTTGTAAAAGCACCGCTTACAGTATTAAAAATAATATCATATACATGTCTCGATCTTCTTAAGTTATTTAAACTTTGAATGTTTGTATTTATAATATTTTGTAAGCTCTCTAAGCCTATTTGTGTAAAATTGCTTGAATTTAAAGTATTTAATACTTGATCTAAAGCCATATCAATATCTAAATTTGTAACTGAAAAAAGATTATACGGATCAATAAATGTGGCATTCATATTTCCGCCACCAGCAATAATACTTGTTGTAGTACCAATAGAAGAAAATGTTGTTAATTCAATAACTCCAGTTCCTTCATCAAATTGACTATCAACAACAGATCTATCTAAATCTTTAACAAAATTAGTAGTTGTATTTCGTTGAGAAAATGTTATGACTTTTCTTAACTTATTGATATCTTTTTTAAACTTTTGTATACTCGCTGATGGCTCTATATTAAATGCATTATCAAAGATGTTATATGAATCTAACAAATTAACAACCAAAGCTAATAGTGATGGATCTAAATATCCAACAGATGATGCTACTTTTTCAATCTTCGTCAATCTTTCAAATGCAGCTATTTGATTACATTTATTTCTAAATAAAGTTTTAACAGTGCGTAAAAATAAACTTTCCTTATAATCAGCAGTATCATTATTGTAGTTTTCCGCTAATGATGAAAATGCTCTTTTCTTAATTAATAAAGTTGCATCAGGTTCTTGCAACAAAATACCTAATTGATTATTTTTAACCAATCCGCTATTAAATTTTTGATAACCTTGTTCATAATAAGATCTTTGTGCAGTCTTATCAATTTTATCTGCGTAACTACCCAATCTTGAATATTTGGAATTAGTTGCAATAGATTGATTACTCGCATTGATTGATTCGCTTACAAAGCTTGATAATGAATTTAATACGCTCAAGAAAACCTCAAATATAATATATCAGATGTTACTAATATACTATATTATCAATCAGTGATAGATTATAACGCACTACATATTTTTCTTTGTTATTGGTTGATATATTGAAGGTTTGATTAAAGATTTTAATAAATTAGAATCTTTATTTCCAGATGATAATTGAGTACTATTTTGAGTCAAAGCTTCATCATCAGAGTATCCGACGATAGCACTATTAGTGTTAAAACTATATTTTGGATGTTCTAAATCAGAAATATTAGAATTCGGATCTCTATGCCAAGGAAGAAAATTAAATCTATACCCTCTTCTTTGCAACACAGTAAATCCAATAGTATAATCAAATAACCCTAGCTGATCTGCATTTTCTGAAAAAGTAAAGCTTGAAAAATATCCTTTAAAAACCCAGCCGCTCCAATACAATTCAATCCCAGCAGCTAATTCAGCCAATGAAGTTATATCTTTAAAAGAAGGGCTTGATACTCCTAATACATCACTAGCTATATCTGCTATACTTCCAACTATATTTTGTGTAAGGTCTCCAAATCCAACCGCATCTGCTGCTTGCGAAGCCCAATTACCAAGAGTGCTTAAACCTCCTTGATTTTGATCTATCTGCAATGCAACATTGTCGAACATAAGCTGTTCTGATCTATAAATCTCATACAAAATATTTATACCTTCTATTCCAGAAGATGCGGTGGTCCCTTGAATAGTTAATTCAGGAAGTTCTTCTCCCCAATATTGAATTACATAACCACCTTTGGTAAATTCTTTTTGGATTTTTTTACCAAATTTATGACTTATGCTTTTAGGATTTACAAACATATTGATTATTCCAACATTTGGAACAAACCATTTCATTACATTGCGTTTAAATTCATAAGATTTATTATTTGGAACATGTAATGTTGGCAAATCAATGTAATCATATATCTCTGATTTTTCATCATTATTTAATTTAGAATATTGTTTTTCTTGATTTGTTATTGTTGCCACATCACTCTCCAATAATTAAGCAATATTTCTTGTTATATTTTGACTTATGTTATTCTCTTCTTTTATATTTGGATATTTTTCCTCAACTTTTTTTACAACATCAGAAACAGAAACTGGATTTGGTGAAGGTGATGGAGCTAATGGTGGAGGTAATACATAAGGAGTTTCTTCTTCATGTATATTTAATGGTTTACCCCATTCACTATCTCTTGCTTCTTCAACATTTGATTTATTTACCTGTCTATTAATATCTTGATTAACATGTAAATTATGAAACATACGAACTCGATCTTCGTGATTAGTGTCTGCAATTATTCCTGGAAATAATGAATCAAAAAATACAAAATCTCCTGTATCTGGTCGAATGCCAATATTATCTGCTTTCAAATCATTTCTATTTTTTAAAATTTCCAAACAAATGCCATATATTAGATCTTCTAACCAATTAGGTTTATTATATTTTCGTGTCATATAATTTGTAAATCCAGATATTTGAGATTTGATATTTTGTTTTGCTATTAATGCATCATATAAAGAACCTATATTATGAGAGATATAAATATTACTTTTTATTTCTGGCTCAATTGATTTTGCAAATTGTCTTATTGTTGGTTCTAGATTCAACTTTTCAATAGCTTCATGAATAGATATGATCCTATTTGGGTTTTCATTTTCCATAGTCAAATATTTCATTACAGGTCTAAATATATTTGATTTAAAACTTGGGTTTAAGAAAACTTTTTTTGCAATATCTGAAGTATCAAATGGTATTTTTGGATGAAATTCTTGCTCAGTCTCAAACTTTCCTTTATCATTTTTCTTTAAATAATTATCTTTGTCTGCTTTATAAAATGGATCACCTTCTACTACTTTATCATTTTTTATTTTTTTGCCGCCAATATAATTATAATTTACATCCAAATATTCCATAATCACATAAGCAATAGGAGGATAAGACATTTCTTTATTTTCAAATAACTTATTTTTCAATATAAATACTTCATTTTTATAATTTTCAAAATATTTGTTTTTTGTTTTTGCATTATCATTATTTGTAAGTTGATTGTCTACATTATACAGCGCATTAGCTGAATCTTCATAATTTTTCCAGACTTCATGCTCAACAGATCCTTCATAATCCATATTAGACATGCCTGGATATAATTTTAATACATATTTAAATTTAATATCTTTATTTTTATTTAATTGTTTTGGTATTATAATATAAGCATCTCCACCAGATCCTGATGATAAATATTCTACATCATATCTAGCGTCAATATCACTTAATGTATCAAAATTTAAATCTTTCCATTCTTCAAATTTTTCATTTGCATATTTTTTTATTTTATCATCCACTTCTTTACTAGAATTTGATGAAGATATAAAATCAATATTTGAACTTTCTTTATAAAATAATTCAAAATATTTTTTTATAGCTTGAGCCTTATCTACCCATTCAAAAGAAGCTTTTTTATAAAAAACATCACAAATATTAAATAATTCATAAAGAGCGTACATACCAATATACTATTTCAACACCATGTACGACAAACTTTCACAAAAATATCCATTGACTAAGGAAAATTAACAGCTATACTGAAATGGTAATGACAGACTACAAACAAGCAATAATTGAAAACAATTATCAAAACAAAATAATTTACAATAATAGAGAATATTTTTCTACAGAAGAATTCTTCACAAAAACATTTCCAAACTTTAATTTTTTACGTCCTATAAAAAACAATACAATCAAAAAATTATCTAACACACACATCAAACAACAAACTATGTTTGATGAAGAAGATATTGAAACTGTACATACTTTCATTAAATTATCAGAAATAGAAAATATAAGTATCATTCAACTTAACAATTTTTCACAAGAATTTAAAATTATTGTACAAATATTTATTTGTACAGTAGAAATATCAAACGATCTAAATAAAAAATTTAGCATCATTTTAAGTATTGACAAAAAATCAATTAATGAATTAATTGACTTTTGCTCTTTTATCAAATCGAACACTCAATATAATACAGATAAAATATTTAAATCAACATATAATATTTACAAAGATTTAAACTCAAAATATAATGATGGAATTAAAACATTTAAAAACCTATTATCAGATAATAGAATAAAAAAATCTGATATTATTGAGGAGATTAATTTAGTAAATAAAAAACTATATGACCTAAATAATTTGTCTAACACAAACAAAAATATATTAGAGAATTTGAAAAATGAAGATAAGTAATATAATTCCAATATTTATAATATCATCTTTATTCACAAATACATTACATTCAAAAACAAATATTCATTTTGAAGTATTTGTAGATAAAAATCAAGATATGATTGGAAAAGCTTCATTATGTAAAAGTAACGAAGTTATAAAACTTATATTTTCTAGTAAAGAAAATAAAGCAATAAAATGCTCTGTTGGAGAATATATTGATCAAGAATGGATATTTGATACTGATAATGGATTAGATGTTGGAAAAAATTGTTTTGTACAATCTAATTATTCCGAAAACCTTATGATGCGTGTAAAATTTGAAGATACAACTACATCTGACACTATCTATGTAAATGGTATATGTGTATCACAAAAGAAATAATCAAAAATCGCTCAAGACAATTCTGGTTGGTCCGTTATACTGTATATAAGGAAAAATCCAATCACACCATTTTTCCTCATATCACTTAAATATTGACAACTATAATAATTAATATAATCTATAGATCTAAATCAACATAGGAGTTGATGTCATGAAGAGTATTCTAGTTGCATTTGCACTATGTTCTTTGTCTACATTATCATCCATTTCAACAGATGCAAAAGCTGAAACAAATGCTGATGGCGAAGAAATTACTTATCAATATACATTTGAAGTGCGAACAGATGTAGGAAAAAAATACGCATCACATTTTTTATATAAGTCATGTGGAGAAGGACATTCAACAACTCTTAGTATTAGACAAATTCTTGAAAAATATGGCATAGAAGATATGGTTTGTGCCATTGGAGTTCCTGCTGGACCCAATAGCCCTGAAATGATTTATACAGATCCAAATACTGGGAAAAATGAAGGATATCCGTGTGTTGTAACTGATAGACTATATCAGGCTAAAGTAATGTATGTACTAGTTCGATCTGCAAATCCAAACCATGATGCACCAAACATCACTGTCACTCAAACTTGTGCTAAAATTAAGCCAGTTGAGAAGAAGCCATTTTGATTATTTTTCAATTACTCCACCTGAAGCGGCTGCTCCAGCTTTCCGATCTACAATCTTTCCAGCGATTTTCTCAATTTGCTCCTTCAAACAATGCTCACATAATGTTTTATGTGTGACGCTGACTTGAAGGGGGTCGCTGGGTTTACCTTCCTTAAGCGACTCCGATTTGGAGAGCTTTGATACCGTTTTGTCTAAATCCCCTATCACTTTCGTTAATGGTGACCATACAGAATCCTTCGCTCCCTTTGATTCTGGAAGTTCAGCAAAAACCGTTGGTCGTGTTGGGGTTGGGTATTTACTTCCCGAATCTGGTTTTAATATTGATCCTAATTCAAAACTTTTCAAAGATTCTGATACGGCAGAACGTGCTTCAGAAATATTTTCCATAGAAATTTTTGTAGCAGCTGTATCTGTCTCTAAATACTTATCTTTTTCAGACATAACCGCAGCAGATTCAGTTGAAGTTCTTAAATCTTTTAAATAATTTGCAAGAGGTCCACTACCAGCCGCACCAAAAAATCCTCTAAACATAATTTCTGTTTGCAAAGATCCTACTAATAATTGAGATTCAGCTATCCTCTTCATCTCTCCCAATAAATTAATTTGCGATTCTTGTCTTTTTACTCCAACTTCCTGAACTTTACTCATAGATTCTGTTGCAGTTAATAATTGTCCAGCTTCGCCTATTTTATTTGTTGCTAACATATCTAAATATCTTTGAGCTTTTTGCTCATTACCGCCAAATGAATTCCCAAACGCACCACTCATAACAAGTGATAATTGTTTTTGATATTGTGCTGCTCCAGCATCACTTTCAGTTGCTTCTTTTCTAGAGACTATTTTTCCACCCAATTGTTTCATTATATTTTCACGCATCATATCATTTACTTCAGATATCTTATTTTCAGATATCATTTGATCAATTTGGAAAGATCCTCTTAATCCTCCAGGACCACCACTTCTTGCTGATAAGAATGCTTTTGTTCCACGACTCATAGTGCTTATTGAGTTAATCATATCTTTCGACATTTCTGCACTTTGTTTTGCAGACAAGCCAACATCTCTAAGAGCTTGACTATATTTTCCTAATACATTTATAGCGCTTTCGCCTAAAGCTTCTTGAGATTTATTTCCAAAATAACTAAATGCATCAGATGTTGATTCTGTAAAAGATTTCATATCATCAAATCTCATATTAAGTTCTGATGAAGCTGTTGCCATCATAGAAAATAATTTGAGACTTTCTTCTGCTGAAACATTTAAATTATCATATTGTTGTCTTTGAAATGCTAAAATAGTTGATGCAGATTGTCCTGTACCAGCTGCAGTTCTTAACATAGCTGTTAATGCATGTACTCGATTTCCTATATTATCTACAGCTATTGAATCTTCTGTTCCTCCAGGCATAGCTTTTTTCATTTCCATATAAAATTGCTGAACTTCTCTCAAACCTATGCCTGTTTGTTGAGAAATTAAATTCGTAGTATCCAACATACCTGCAGCACGTTTATCAATAGTCTCTACAGCACTTTCTGTATTTTCATATACATCATTCATATCTCCAGAAGCACTTGCCATAGAAACTATTGAGTTTTTAAATCCTTGAGCTACAGATATTCCTGAACCTAAATTTTCTACTATCTTAGCTATCTTACTAGTTATGTCAGAAGATATATCAAATGCAGAAATTCCAGGTATTTTTGATAAAGATTTTATGGCGTTGTCAGCAAAACTTGCTTGCTCCGCAAATGAAGCCATTCCCATACTAGCTTCACCTGCACTTTTTTTAAACTCACTAAAATGACCAGAAACATCAAATAAGCTAGTTGTAACAAATCCAAGGGCACGAGACATAGCTGCAATATCTTGTGTTACACCCGGAATTGCCGATCCAAATTTATTAACATCAACTGTATTTTTTTCAGTAAATTTTGAAAGCTCTTCTAATTTTTCTTGTACCCCTGGCAATGCCAATTTAAATACACTTAATGTCTCACCTAATGATGACACAGCTGTTTTTATTGAATCAACTGAAGATGCAACAGTTTGTGCTATTTGTGTTGTTTGTGCTATTGGCGCTTGTGTTCCAATTGGATCGCTCATAAGTTACGCCTTATCTTTTAATTTTACGCTTAATTTTATTTGTTTTTGTATGCTCTTGAATTGGTTTTAAATTAATATCCTCATTAATAATGTTAAAATTATCATATTTACCAGATAAAATATCAGATGACGCTTGATCAAATTCATCATCTGTTGAAGAGAAAGTGTTATTTTCTACTTCGTTCATTTTGCTTGCCATTTCAGGATTAGAAAATGCACCAATAAACAAGCCTTGTGATTTCAAAAGTTCTGCATGTTCTTTTTCATCTTCTAAAATTGAAAAATACATAAATAATTTATGAACCTCATCCATATTTACAATAAATGGATCGTTAGGTAATTTTTGGAAAGTCTTACATAACTTCCAAAGCAACCTATATTGAGGTTCAGAAACTATTTTTTTAGATCTTCTTGAACCTCTTTTGCATCTTTATTTGATTTGATAGAATATTTATTATTATTTTCTGATTTCATATCTAAATACTCCACAAAAAGTCTTTGAATAATTGATTCATCTAAATTTTGAACAAAAGATAAACAATCTTCATCTTCACTTGAGCCAATTAAGTCAAATAATGGAATATTATCTATTGAATAGATTGATTTTGCTAATGTTTGTGAAACCATATTAAAAAACAACTCTTCTTCATTTGTTTTATTATATTTTAGCAAAGCTATTGTAGTAATATCTTTTGCAGACAATGTTTTCAACTCAAAAACAACCATATTTCCATTATGCTCAATTTCAACAGATCTTGTAGCTTTTCCCAATCCTAATAAAAACTCAATTCTTTGTCTTGTCGAATCAGAAACTTGATATTTACCTTGATTTTTTAATTTTCTAGCAGCCTGAACTTCTTTTAATAACTCTTGATCCGAATCATAATCTTGAAATTGTGAAAAGCTTTCATTCATATTTTGCCTTTGTTGATGTGTTGTATTATTTTGTTTTGCTGCAGCTGCTATTGCGGCATTTCTTCTTTCCATTGCAGCATCATTAACATTAAATTCTTTCATTGGCTCAGATGCCCTAGATGTCACTTGTCCAAAATCAGGACTGTTATATTCAAGTTTATTTCTCATGTTTTCTCCAACATTATATATAACAAAAAGAGCTCAAAATTTAATTCTAAGCCCTTTTTATTATATTATTTCAACTAAAATGTTATTTAGAATGGAATATAATCATTGATTAGACCTGGAGCGTCAATAGCCCCCATTCTATTTCCAATATCAGTATCATTTTCCCATTTATTAAATGCAAGAGGCATTCCTCTTGTACCGCCACCAGTAGTTGCATTAATCCCTGGAGCTCCCAAATAAGAATGAATATCTCTAAATTTAAATCCCATGTTATCTGTAATAACAAAGTTTGTTGCGCTTTGTGATGCACCAAGTTTTGTAATCCAAACATCTGTCAACATAGTGATAACAGAACCTGAATCATCTGTTCCATCACTACCCCACTTATCAATAATCATGATATTAAATCCAACACGTTGCGATTTAACATGCACAAACCCTCTGCTAAATGCTTGTGCAATTCGCATACGATCAAATCTAATTCTATTACAACTGCCATCGTATTTTACAGCTTGGCTAGGCGTTATATCAATAATACCATCTGTACCCAATTCAACAATATCTGCATGAGTTCTATTTTCATTGTAACTAATTTCTTGAATTGCACCTACCGCATTATTACCAACCATTACAACGATATTGGTTGAAAGACCTGTTCCAACTCTATTAAAGTTTCCTGACTTACCATTAATTATAGTTCCAGTTTGAGGATAACCAGCCATGATAACTCCTTATATTATAGTGTGCCTACTGATGCTCTAATATAAATCCAATTATTTGCATAAACTGGCTGCAATCTTACAGAGACATCCCATTGTCTAGGATCTACATCATCTTGTTTAATAACTGGAGCTTCATATTTAGTAATTAGTTTTTGTGAAATAAATGAAGTGACAACAGTAAAGGCTCTTCCACTTAAAGCCAATCCGAAATTTTCATCAGCTGGTAAGCCAATAAATTCTTCAAAAGAAGCTCTAAATGATTTCGCAATATAATCTCTAATAAATACTATTGACATTTCTTGTTCTTCTGGATAAGCGCTACTTGTTGTAGATTTACCCCAAGCGACTTTTGCTCCACCTTGAACTGGAATCAATAATGTTGCACCAGCCTGAGCCAACGCTTCATTTACTTCTGGTTTAAATTTCTTGGATTTATCTATAATAAATCCTGATAATGTTTTATTTGTTGCAGGCATTGCTAACATTGGTTGACTTGCATACCAACCTGCTAAAGCAGAACCTGCATAAAAACCATCAATTTTAATAGTGTCAGCGCCTGCTTGAACAATAATTTCATCAGGATAACAATATTCTGCACGATATGTATTTCCATAAGCAGGAGCTAATGCATAATTAGCAACATCTTCTTGTGTTAATGAATCATATCCCTGCACACCTTCTAAAATTCCAATATCTTCTACTGCAGCATTCTTATAACCCAAAATATTATCTGGAGTTAACCCTGCAATTGCTCCAAACATAAGAACACGTTCTTTTTTGTTCTTAATATTAGACATTGTTCTACAATGAGATAATGTATTTTGGAAAATAATTGATTTGGCAACTTTGGGAACTGGAGCAACCATATCACAATCAATAACTTCGATTGATTCTAAAGCTTCTTGCCATTGAGCATCATAGAACTGTCCAGACTCATAAGAAACAAATGTTGATCGTAATTGATTACCTGGAGTTGCAACATATCTATTAACAACTATGTAATCTCCAGTTGAAGATAATAAGCTGTCAACAATTTCCATACGAACATAATGTTTAATTTCGTTCCATGTTATAGGAGACCCATTTGCCAATACTAATGGAGCAGATAAATGTTCTGCAATTCCAACTGTTGTGGAGTCAATATATTCAACAATCAAATAAGTTCTATTATTAGTTGTTACTGAATCTCCTGAAATACTAATAAATCTACCAACAGAAGCTGGAGTCATTCCAGTTAAACCAGTTACACGAGGATTATTATTTAGTCCTTTTGGTAAAATAGCTCCTGAAGTACCACTATTTACAATTACATTAGTTGTAGGATCTGATAACAATCCACTTTCACCTGTAATATCTGATAACGGACTTAAAGCTCCAATAAATTTAAATGTTGAAGATACTGGTTCTGGAACTATAGTGGCTTTTCCACCACTTACAGATACAATCTTAAATACTGTACCAGTTGCTGTAGTACTATTTGCATTGTTATAATAAGAACCGTCTAATCTTACATAAGATCCAACCAAGCTTGCACTAAAACCACCAGATTCAAGTGAAATTGTTGCTGATGATGGTAATGAAACTGTTGAATCTAAATTAATACCTGTTACTATTGCATTGTCACTTGTAGCAATAACAGTATTACCTTTAATAACGGTATAAGAATAATTATACAAACCAGAATTAACAAATGTATGTAATGAAGGTTGGCTTGGAGTACCTACAGTGTAATACGGGAACTTATTTAAAAGTAATTGTGTTTCTTTTTTTGTTAATACGTCATATTCAAAAAAATGAACATCAGCATTTACATCAAGTCCCATTCCTGATGGAACTGGATAGGCATATAATTGTGCCTCAGCATCTGTAGTTATATCTAATGAAGCAGGGTAATCTGAAGTCAAAACATAAGAAGCTCTAACTGGTATAGCTGGTTTTGCTTGCACACAAAATACGCCTGGAGCTCCATTTGCAAAAGCCAATTGAGAAGCCAAACTTAAAGTATTATTTTCAGAAGGTTCTCCATAATTAATTAACACATCATCCATGCTTGTTAAATAAGTTGGATTATTAATACTTGCTGTTGAAATATACTGACCAACTAAGCGATCATTCTTTAATAATACGCCACTACCAATTACCACTGTAAAATAATCACCTTCATCATATTTTTGTGATTCATCAGATGATCCAGAAGCAGTGATAGCGAATTGTAAAATTGAATTTGTTGCCGAAATACCATTAGCTGTCCAAAAAACAGGATTACCATTTGCATCTAATTTTGTTCCAGACACACTTCCAATTGCAACAAATTTTGCAGTTTCATTTATTTTAATAACATTAGACCCGTCAAGTGTTCGCTGTATAGAAACGCACTTAATAGTCCAAGTTTCACTTGGAGCATTAATATCAGTAATTGACAATCCTGTTATAGTTCCCTTATTCTTTGCAAATGATTTCGTGAAATAATCTCCACCCTGATCGACTATATGTGCTGATTGAAGTTCGATTTTTCCATTAGACTCAAATCTATAATCATATTTTCCATCAAATGGAGAAGTTGATATAGTCTGTTTCACTCCATTTAATAATGAACCGTTTTTATATAGTTTAAATGAACTAGAAACTATATTTGTTGATGAAAGTTTGAAGTGCCTACCATCTGCACCTGAAGTAAAAGAATATGTTGGATCAAATCCATCTCTTCCAGATCCGATTGCTGCGGAAACAATAACTTCGGTTTTTTCACCTTCACCAATTATTGCTACAACTCTAGATCCTCCCGGAGCCGCTCCTCCCCGAGATTGTGTTTCTACTTCCGAAAATACTGACGGTAAAGCATTTGCTGCTCCAGGAATATTAGCCATTTAAATCCTCTAAAACAAAAATTAAGTTTTTCAAAATATTGCTTTTTTTCAAAATCCTCACAAAATTAATAACTAATTATGCTCATTTTATAAATTCAACAGAAAGTCTGTCAAAGTTTGGTCTGTTTTAATAGTTAAATTTGGAGATATTGGATAATTTGGATCTCCCACGACTCCAAATTCTATAGTAGCTGAAATGATTTCAATTAAATTAGATATAGGTATTTCTCTTCTCCATTCAGATCTTATTCCTAAATTAACTGATTGTTTGTATATTTTATCATTTCTCTCATCTGATTCTGATGGTGAAGTCACTTGTACACTTTTAATTACCAAACCTGATTTAGATAATGCTGGGAATGCAATATCTGTAAATAATAATGCCACTTTTTCAACCAATTCATCTCTAGAATCTAGGCTTTTTGTTGAAATATCTATAGATAAACTTCCTTCCCAAGCCCCAGCAAATACATAATATTTTGGATATTTGAATTGTTTTACTTGTCCTGTATGAACATCTTGCACATCCATATAATCATAAGATACTGTAGCTGTTTCTCGATTCATAGAAATTGGAACATAATTAGATCCAGAATGTTTTACTATTATTGATGGATAAAATATTTGATCTTGTCTATATGCCTGAGAAATTAATATTCTAGATGTTTGATCATTATTTAATCCATCATCCAATGGCTCATTAGTATGATCGGTTATTTTAGCAAATCCCCATTTATCTCTAACATAATGATAATATGTATCTTGAGAAAAGAAGTCTTTTAATGTTGCCAAAACAATTTCCTTTGGGAAAAGGATCATTGAATTTTGAACCACATTAAAAATATTATCAAGATCAGATTTTATTATATTATTAGTTGACATGTTTTTCTTTAATATGTGTAAGTGATTTCTATATAATCTAAATAAATTTCAAAATCTGTTAATGCTGGATTTAAAATAAAACTCAAACTATAATCTTTTAATGATGTATTTGTAAAATGATTTACAGAAATATCAGGAGATAATAAATAATGATAATTATCATTTCCTATTTGAGAATGCACTACAAAATTCTGTTGTACTATTTGATGTTGTGCTCTGGAAACCTCCGAACCTATATTATAATATAATAATTGAGTAATTGTTGTATTTATCCAAGTTGCAGGGTCTATTCCTTGATCTTTTGGAATTGCATAATACATAACTTTAACATTTAAAATCTTAGCTTGATTTCTTATGACATTATATAAACTTATATTTTTTGTAGAAGTTGTAATCTCAAAAGGCATTGTTACGTTTAAATTTCCAACACGAACAACATCTTTATATATCATATTTTTATTTTGCTTATTATACAGATAATATAAATTATTATCTCTAATAGATGATACTGCAGGTATATATTCTTTTATTAAAGACGAATCCGATTTTTCATTATCATTGTATGAATCACTAAAACAATTGTTTTCTATACAATTATAACTATCAGCAGCTATTGATAAAAATGAATCAATAATAGTTTGAGGCATTGTATTTGTATTTGTAATACTATATGTTGGAGCTAAATAAATATTGCTATTCATATTTCCAAATTTTAAGAAAGAATTTCCAGAAATAACACTATAATTAGAAAAAATCATAATTATATTTTTGGGAACATTTCCAACTTGACATAAAAACTTATTATCTTTGATACTAGCCCTTGCACTTACATTTAATGCGCCTTTTGTTGTGTTACAATAATCTCTAACAACATTTCCAATTAAATTTAAATGAACATGTTGAGATTCAAATTGAGAAGATTGTATTGCAGTGATATAATTAAATGTTCCTAGTGCTTTTATTACAACATCATTTAATTCATCAAATCCTATATTATTCTGACTAACAGTAATATATGTATTTGAAAATGTTTCATCATCATATCCAATATTTAACAAACCTAATAAATTATTATTTATATTTATATTTGTACAAGATCTAAACAGATCTGGGTAAAAAGTAAAAAATCCTCCACCTATATTTGGTCGAACACTACTAACACAATCTATATAGCGCATAACATTATTATTCATACCGCTCATTGTAACTATATAAAGGAATTTGTTATTACTAATATTTAAATTTATTCCTTGAAAATAAAACCCTAAACTACCACCTATATTGTTTTCAATAAATGTATTATCACAAGTTAATTGATTAGTGCTATTTTTATATGAAGATTCGCATGAGATATAAATTAATTGATGTGAAGAGAATTTATTATCTTTTAAAACCAAATTATCAACTGTAGAACTAGTATTAACATCTGTATTTGTTTGTTTTGCAAAAATAGATATTGCGGAATTAAAGTCTAATAATTCAGACCCTGAAAAACTCTTAGTTATAAAAGAACAATTTGTTATTTCTAAATTTTTAACATTAACAGAGTTATGTAAAATAAAATTTATAAATGTAGCTCTATTTTTTTTATAAAAAGATGAAATCTCATCATATATTTCATTATCATAATTAAATTCACAATTTTTTATTTGTATATTGCTAAACGTTCCAGCTGTTTCTGATTCAAATTTTAATACTGATTCTGGATTATAATAAGTTAAAGAATCTCTATATTCAATAGGATTCATTGTATTAAATTTACAATTTATAAATTTAATATTATTTTTACCACTAATTAAAATATTAGAACTACCAACTTCAACACTACAATCTTCGATTATAACATTATCTCCAGTTATAACGATTTTATCTTCACCTGCTCCATTAGCTAAGCTAAATATTGTATTTTTAAATGTAACATTTGATTGTATAAACAATTTACTTTCATTTTGTGCAAAATAAATATTATGAAATTTCACATCAAAAATAATTCTTTTATCAGAAAATATGTAAGTGTCAGTATCGATCATAATATCATCTACCAAATATATAGTGCATTCATGATGACCTGCTTGATTAACATAATTTACAGCTTGTTCAAATGATTTAAATGTACATGTATTATTATCTTTGCTTCCTAAAGTTAATATATTTTCTTGATATGATGTATTTATAAATTTACGAACATCTTTTACATTAGACATATAGTTTCCTTTTATTTTACAAAAGTATATAATACAATAATATCTTTTCTTCTACTTAATGAAACAAAGTCATATGATTTTAACTTAAATGACTGAGCAAAACCTTCATTATATCTACATACTGTAATGGTATTTAAATAATTTATAGGAATTATTTCAAATTCACCTATATCATTTAAACAAATTGCCCATTCAATACTATCTGGAGCAACTGGAGTTAAAGCTGTTAATTTTAATGGAGGTATAGATACATAATCTTTATCTTTACAAATTTCTTTACCATTAACTAATGCTCTTCCACCTTCCATATAAATTTTAGTATCTAATGTTCTGTTAGTTTCATTTATAGTTGCTGATATATCGAACCCACTTATAACAGAATTATTAACTACACTTGATCTATATGAAGACAAATAATCAAAAAACGAAGTTGATAATTGTTTTTCACTAATATTACCAAATTGTCTTCTGTCCTCAATATTTCTTATTGTAAGATCAGTTCCATTGTTTGTTGAAAAATCTTTATATTGACATGTTGCTATTAAAAACAATTCTTGATCAAGTTGTAATGTTTTAAAAACTTTTATTGTCAATCCTTGATGTGTAAAATTTAAAACATTTTCTTTATCATCAAAACCAAATTCCATAAAATCAATATTTGAATCATTATACAATCTAATGATTTTATTATTTGTATTTACAACATTACCATTATTTAATGTACCTGAAATAAATTGATTTGTATATTCTAAAATATTTAATTCAACAACATTTTCTTTAAATTTTTGAGATACTTTGAAAAAGTTTATCTTAGAGATTTCATTATTTGAAACTACAAATTTTGCTCTTTCATGTGGAAAAATATTTCCATTTTTATCAGAATAGATTTCAAAATATCTTTTATAATTATTCGTGTCGCCAATTTCAGATAATTGTTTACTATCAAATAAAATACTATCTGAAGAATAATAAATATTTACAATATCTCCAACAATAGTATCTACATATGTAACTCCAGTTAATTTTGCATGTCTAGCATCACATACTGTAATTTTTGTAATTTGTGTTGAACCACAATTTTCAATTACACATTTTTTAACAACAAATCTTCCATAATTAATATAGTTAGATGTTGAAGTTGAAGGTAATACAACTATAGTTTTACCAGGAACTATTCCAAGATCAGATAAACATTGGTTGATAGTATATTCAACTTCAAGATTTCCATTAGGAATATTAATTACAGATGAAACAGTTCCAGACCAATAATTACCAGAACTACTAACATGTTTTGTTGATGTTCCAATATCAGCTAAACTATCAATTTCATTACCACTAATACTACAATAATTTTTCAATACTGGATTATAAATTTTAGTATAGAATTTTGTGCTATTATATGAAGTAAATGCAAATTGTGCAGGAGAAGCTACATTTGCGTTATTTGGTCCTAATCCTAAAGGATCTGTAAATTCAGCGATACCATCTACTCCAATTACATTGTTTGGATATGTATTATCACTAGCCGTTTTGTCATAACCAGATCCTATACTATTTATTACTCCAGAGATTATTGAAAAACTTGCATTCTGATAATAATCAGCTAATGCTATTCCAAATTCCCCTTGATATTCAAAAGCAACAAATCTTAAATTATTTCCTGGAAGTCTAGCGTAATTATTAAACGTATCAATGCAAGTTTGTAATGTATACTTTCCTGGAGTAATTCCTTGATTTCCAGTTATATCAACTATTACTTTGACAGGTGTTGTTAAATTGTTATAATAAAGCTGTAAGTATAAATTATAATGAGTCGAATTTAATTTAGTTGGATTAAAACCTATTCCAACTACAGAGGCACATCTTGGATCTACTATTATTAATCCTGAATTAATTTTGTTTACGTTATCAAAATATATATTATTTGCTGAGGCTGTTGCCAATATAGAATATTTATTTGTTGTAGTTGACGATTTTACAATAGATATTCTTAATAAACTTGAATCTGTAACTGTCTTAAAACTTATACCATTTACTCTAATTAAAAATGTTCTTGTTAAACCTGCGTAACTTACATAAGTCGAATCAATAATATAATCAACTCTAAATAAATCTGAACCTATAACGTAATAGGCTTCTAAATAATCTCCTGGAGATATTTTATTAAATTTTTCATCAAATGTATAACCTGAAGGACTAACATCAAATTGAAAAACATTTGAATTTTCATCTAAAACTTTTGCTGGAACATTTGTAAATAAATAATCTTGTGTTCCAGATAATGAAGAAATACTTGATTTTCTTGAAATACCATTACTTATTTGATCTGTTAATTTTGATAGTCCTAAAGTAACACTATCAATATTACTTGCTAAAGTTTGTAAATCTGATCCGTGAATTTTACCAAACCCTGTATCATCTATATGAATACCTGTAGCATTATGTGCATAATTATTTGGTGGAGCATGACCATCTGTTGGCGTTGAAATAGTGCCACCATTGGCTCGTTCATGTTTAACCAAGTCTGTATTAATATTTAGCAACAAACTTTTTACATCATGTGTTAATGGATCGATTCTCAAATTTGTATGGGAATCAACAAAATGATCAAATCCTATTGGAGTTGAAGGGTCATAAACTAAAATATCTTCTAAATTATGTTTTATAGTTTTTGAATCTAAGTGAGCGCTTAATTTAGATTTAACTGGACCAAATTCTGTATTCAAATAATTTACAGTATTGCCAATAATACCAATTTGAGAATTTAAATTAGATGTTGAAACGTCTAATGATAATTTGCTTTCTTTAATTCCGGCAGAAGGTTTAATATCATGATCATCAATTTGTCCAGATATTACAGAAAATCCAGATAAAGCAGAAGGTTTAATATTCCCATCTGCATCAATTGATACATTTACACGTTCAGATAATGAATTTTTGTTTCCTGCAGCAGACACACCTAAAGATCTTTCAATAGCGAATACTGCATCTCTAATATCATTTACAGTATCAGCAATTACTTCTGTTGTATTTGCATCTACTCTTTGAATTTCTGAATCGGTATCTAGTTCTACAGGGAATTTTATCATGAAATGTTCCGTTATTTTGTTTCGTTTGAATTAGAGGTTGATGAAATAGCTGGAATTATTTTTGAATTAAAAAATGAAACTGCAATTCGATAAACTTGAGAACTAAATAAACCTGCAACTACTCCAAAAATAATTCTACTTAAACTATCTGTAGAATTGCCGGGATATGGATATTGTTTAAATGCAAATCCAATAATACCTCCAATCAAAATTGGTAAAATTGAAAATATCATATCCCATAATCCCGGATGTATATCTTCTTTCTTTTTATTTGAGAAGAATTCAAATACTTTTCTCTCAACATAAGTAATTGCTGATAACATTAAAGAAAAAGAAATAAATTGCACACTTAATAATTGATTTAAAGCTTCCATATTTTACCCTCTTTCTATTATATGTCGAAAAAATAATTGATATTTAACATTAACATTATTATTTGTAATTTGCTTTGATTGCCAATGATATCTGGATTTGCATTTATCTTCGGAATGC